ATCGAACCGGCCATCTTCACAAAACCCGGTTTGAACGACACGATAAGCGCCACCCAGTCTTCATTCTGATTCAGCGTCGGCGCATAAGTGAGCGCGCCGGCGCCAGAGTTGATCATATATCCGCCGCCTTGATCTGCCGCAGCCAATCCGGTGTAGGCTACGGGAGGGGTCGACCATCCGCCTGAGGCCTGAGTGAAAGTCGTCGTGGCAACTTTGAATGAGGCCATTCCAACAAATAATTCATTGGCCACTGCCGGCGTTCCAGAAGTGATCGAAGGATCGTTGCTGGTGCGGCTGACCGGCGTCGTCGCCAGATCAAGCGGAGTGGACGTTTCCAACGCGCCCGTGACATAGAATGCCGAAATCGTTGCGACATCGGTGCTGCTCTTCTTGGTATATGTTAAAGTTTTGGCTGTGAGCGACGATGAGTTATAAAAGAAAAAGATTCCCGCATACCCCGCAGTTGGTTGTGCTCCAGATTGGGCGAGCGTGTATGATCCATTGGTCGCGTCGGCGCAGGCGCCAACGCCAACCGTTGTTGTCCCTTCGGCAACGCAGACAACTATAAGCGCGCCGGCAGGCACGGTTATGCTCAGCGTCGGGTTAACCCCGCTGGCGCCTTCCGCCGTGCCAAGGCTAGTCGGCGTTCCCCATGCTGTCAGCGGCTGGCCTACGCGCACTGATCATGCCATGCTGATCGTCAGCGTCGACGCCGCGAACGAGGCAGTGATTCCCTGCGGGATCGATTGGGTCTGCACAAGGCGCACTTGGCCGTCGCCGGTTGACGTCGAGTTCACGCCGACCGAGAAGGAATCTACGCCAATATTGGTGATAGTAAGCACACCCGCCCACGAACCGCCCGTCGTCGGAAGGGTGCCGCCGAACTTCGCAGTCACAACGCAGGACAGGCCGGTCGCAAACGCTGTGCCTTGGCCATCGCCGACGGTTAGCGCACAAGGCGTGGCGAGGGTGCCTGAGAACGGCAGCCAGTTGTAGCCGCCGAGATAATCCCAGCCGAGCATGTTGCCGCTGGTCAGCGCATCATATATGGCGAAGGAAGTGACAGTTCCCCAAGTCGCGCCAGCCTGCGGGAAAGTGATGATCGCGCCGTTTGTCGCTTTGGCCGGAGTCGTTGCAGGCTCGTTGCCGCTGGACGCCGACGCCGCCGGCCATGCGCTGAATTGCAGCGAGTCGGTCGAGCCGGAGCCGTTGTTGGAAGCGTTGCCTGTCAGGGTCAGTGTCGTTGTGACCCAGGTCAATACCGTGCCGATCTGCTTGGCGTTGGTCAGATCGTAGACGTTCATCCCGGCGACGACCCATGGGTAGCCCGAGACGTTCGGCATCGTGATCGTCGAGGCGGCGGTCGATATCGCCCCGGCCGCCGTGATCGCACCAGCGACCTGCTGCCTGGCATAGGCGGTCCCCGATACCTCGGTCCCGCCGGTGCCGGCGTCGCTCGTCGGCGCCGTGGTGAACAGCGCGAGGAAGCGGTTGCCGATCGCCGGCGCCGGTTGCTGGCCCGTCATGAAATTCGTGCTGGCTTCCGCCATATAGTCGGATTGACCGCTCATCGCGGCTAGGCCGAGCGGTGATACTGTCGACTCTAGAAAGCGGCGAAGCGAGTGCATGCTAGCCCTCCGGCTTAAAATATTTATCGAAGGCCGCTTCGATCTCCGGCGGCAGCGGCCTGGTCGCCATCATCATCGAGTTCGGCCGGATCGAAGCCGAGCAGGTCGACGACAGCCTGCGGCGTTTCAGCCTCTTCGTGCGCCGCCCTTGTCCGGGCCGGCCTCATCGTTCGGCTGCTGCTTGGATGTCTCCATAAGCTCGCGGGCGCTCGGCGCCGGCGGCTCGGCCTCGGCATCGGAAATATCCTCGGCGCTGATCTGGCGCCCTATGCCGGTGACATCGCTCGTCTCCTTGATCGTCTTCAAAGCCGCAGGCTTGGAAAATACCGCCTCGCTGAAAAGCTGAGACACGGCTGCGGCGATCTTCTGCGCAACGTCGGCTTTCTCGCCAGGCAGAAGCGGCGGCGCCTTATCGACCTCGAGCCCGTCATAGGGCGTGTCTTTGTCGGCGGCGATGCGCTGGCGTTCCTCTTCCGGCGTGAGCGCATGGTTGGCGATATGCACTGTCGCCGTTTCGGCCTCAACCTTGCGCCGGTTCGCCGCCTCGAGCCGGCTCTCTTCGCCGAGCGGCATAAACTTGAACGTGATCTCCGGATCGATCTTGCCCCACAGATTGATCTGAATGAAATCGATGATTGTGGTCAGGTGCGGTCGATAGAACGTTTCCTGGACGGCATTGATCGCGTCTTCGAACGTCTCGATCTCGCCTTCCGATGTTGCGTTCATTCCCGACGGCTGAATGCCAAGCAGCTTGACGACCGGAATACGCGGCAGCGAGCACATATGCTCCTGCGCCTGCGATTGCAGGCCGTCGAGCGTGCCGAGCGGCGCCGAGACGTTCGTGAATTCCTCGGTCGCCTTATTGATGGCGAACACGCCGCGATTATCACGGGCCAGATTGAACAGATCTAGGCGCTTCAAAAATTCGGTATCAGCCGACATCGTATTGAGCGCGGAGGCCATATCGGTCGCCAGCACGAAGGTCGAGAACGAATTGATGATCTTGTTTATACCCTTGCGCGTTTCGAGCCAATTCTCGACAGTCTCTTTCATGATCTGCGTCATGGACTGACCGCCAAACGCATAGGCCGGCTTCAGCATATCTGGTACTTCGCGGCCGACGAACGTGAGCAACCGCGTGCGGTGCACTTCCTTGCCGAGCGCGAGCCAAGTCTGAGGCTTGTACCAATCGTCTTTCAGCGGATCTTGCGTGCCGTAGTTCAGCGGATATACCCAATACGCTTCGACCGTTCGGAAGGCGACCAGCTTGTCTTTGGCGAGCTTATTTTTGCTTTCAGCATCGCGCCCGGTCCCGATCGCCGTCTTCAATTCTGCAGGATTGTCTGTATCACCAGTATCGATGTAAATATGCGCCCGCCCGAAAAATCCGTCATGCGCCGAAACGGCATTGAAGAGCTCGCGCACCTTGAAGCGCTTGATCTCGTCTTCGAGCTGCTTGATCTTGTCGGTCTTGTCTTCCTTGCCGGTCGCCTGGAATTCGATCCACTTGCGAGTCATTTCGCTCGCGATTATCTCGACGATCGACCGATACTCTGGCCGCTGCGACATTTCCGCAAGCAGAGGAAAGCCTAGAAAGCCCATGCCCTGGCTGAGCAGGCCCATCACGCTTGATGCCCAAGAAAACATCGCCTCGAAGCCGCTGGCTTGGTCCATGGCCAGCTTCGGCCCATCTTTAGGCGCCACGCCAGGCGGGAACTTCGGCAGCTTGAACGGATTGAACGGCGTCTCCGCCGCAGCGGCCGTCGCTTCCGTCTTGCGCAACTGCACAAGCAGATCGTCGGAGATCACGAAGCGACCGCTGCCATCCTTTGCGATCTTAAGTGGCTCAGGCTTGAGCGTCGGCGCAGCTGCGGGCGCGACGAAAGCGAATAGGCCGGAAAGGATATCGCGCCAGCTCATCGGGCGGTTCCCCCTTACCAGCGCGGGCGAGGCGAGCTCCGCAACGCATCGAGAAGCTGATCGCTGATCACCATCGCCGGCGCCTCAGTCAGCATCAAATCGGTGATCGCCCACACAAGCGCATCCATGCGATCCGGCGATCTATCACCTAGATATCCCGAGGCCGCACAGTTGAGGCATTGGTCTTCCAGCGTGGGGAAGACTCCCACATGCCTCACTCGATCCTGTGCATACAGCGCCGACACGGGCTCGGCGCGCACGGCCTTCTTGCCGCGGCTTGCATCGACTTCGACGACTGGCACGAACGGATCTATGCTCTTAATGACGTACTCGCACATCGCGCCGCCGAAGTTTTTCTCCATTACAATCCGATCGGCTTTGAAGTCGTGATAGGCGTTCAGCGCGACGCGGCCCCAGCCCTCGGGCGGCAGCCTGCACGACTTGTCGGAGAGCACGTAAGCCTTGCCATCATAGCCACGGCCAGCGACGATGATCCCGACTTCGTCGCTGCGCTTGTCCTCTTCACCATGCGTCCCGCTCGGATCGATTGCAACGACGACGCGCGACATTTGCGGCAGTACGCCGCGATCTTGCAGCGCCTTCACGCCGACGCCGTTCAGGTTTGTAATTTTGGTGTCGATGCGAGAAGTGGCGAGAACGTCGAAGGTCCACAACGCGCCCTCGACCTCTGGCACATAGACGCCTTCGAAAAACCGCTTGCGCTGGCGATCTGGAAGGTTCTGGAGAAATTCGATATATTTCGGGCTTAAGTTCTCTTCATTTTCAAGTGGATTCAGCAGCGCATAGGCGTACTCATCCGGATCAGCAATTGGGCGCCGATCAGTTGGATCGACCTTCTGGACAAAAAGGCGATAGGTCCAATGACCACTGCCGCCGGGGTTCAAATCCACGTACTCGCGCTGCGGTAGCACCGAACCGTCAGTGCACTGGCAAACTTGGGCCAGGCGGGTTCTGGCGATCTGGTAGGACGAATACGGGATTTGCGAGCTCTCGTTGAAAAACGTCGTCGCAAATTCAAGGCCAAGAATTTTCTCGGTGCGCGCTTTTTCGTCAAGGCCGCCAAACCACATCTCAGATTCGTTCGGCAGCACAGAGAAATTGTCGCTTAGCTTGTCCTTTGCGCGAAGGCCAGGAAAACACGTATGGAGCACTTTAGGAAACGTATCTAACCAAAGACTCCCGCGCGTTGCGTTGAATCGATATCGCGTCAGCAGATGCCTACTTCCAGGCGCACGAAGCGCGCGCACAACGATGGCGCGAATTATCAAAAACGTCTTGCCAGATCGAGACCCGCCGACAAGCATTGTATTTCGCTGACCGGCCGCCAACAGCTCTCTCGCGCGGATCTGGCCCGGGTTTAGGTGAAACGGCGGTCTTGCAAACGGCGCATTCATTCAGCACTTGGCGTCGACGCTGTCGATCACGATTTCGATTTTCATCGTGCCATCGACGTTGATGTTCACGCCGGGCCGCTCGCCGAGGAGAATGTCCGACATGAACTCGACCATCCGCACGGCTGGCATGCCGTTGCCCTCCATCAGGCGAAATTGGTTGCGGCGAACAGAAACCTTGGCCTTTTCGAGTCCGCGCTCCCATGCCTCGCGGAATTCTCGCTTTTTCAGGAAGCGCGCGAAGGTGCGGTGCGAGCAGTCGAGCGTCGCAGCCGCCTCGGTTTGAGTGCAATTCAGCCGACGCAACCGCTCGAAATCCTTTGGCGCGAAGGTATAGACCGGATGCGGGCCATTGCTCGGCCGCGGGGCGCGCTTCGGCTTCTCCGCAAGCGGTTCTAGCTCGAGGGTGCGAACTGTTTCATTCATTGCGATAACCCGTTGCCATATGGCTGATCTGACGCTATGGTAGGCCGGCTTGGAGGATTCCGCAAAATGGCGCAATTTTGTACGGACGAGATCGTCGCCGCCGTGACCTATTCAATCATGCGATGCCGACATGGCTGAAACAACCGAAATCGCCTGGACCGACTCGACCTTCAATCCCTGGGTCGGTTGCACCAACGTCTCGGCCGGCTGCGATCACTGCTACGCCGAGGCCATGAACAACCGCCGCGGGTGGACCGAATGGGGTTCGCACGGCGCGCGCCGCCGCACCGCGACCTGGCACAACCCAATCAAGTGGCAGCGCGACGCCGCCCGCTTTCAGCGCGAGCACGGCCGCCGGCAGCGCGTCTTCTGCGCTAGCCTCGCCGACGTCTTCGACAACCAAGCTCCGGCCGACTGGCGCGCCGAACTATGGGCGCTCATTTACGGCACGCCCGACCTCGATTGGCAGCTCTTGACCAAGCGGCCGCAGAACATCGGCAAGATGCTTCCGCCCGATTGGGGCGCCGGCTGGCCGAACGTTTGGCTCGGCACGACAACCGAGAATCAAGAGGAGTACCGGCGCCGGTGGTCAATCCTTCGCGAAGTGCCGGCCGCCATCCGTTTTATTTCCTATGAGCCTGCGATCGGCCCGCTTCGCCTTCGGGACGTCGACTACGGCCTACTACCGGATTGGGTGATCTATGGAGGAGAGAGCGGGCCCGGGGCGCGCGTGGCCGATCCGGAATGGATTCGCGAAATCATGTCTGACTGCGTGGTAGCCGACATTCCGTTTTTTTTGAAACAGCACGGCGCCTATCCGAGCAATCCGCTCGTTCACGATCTTGGCTTTTCGATCAAGCATGCCATGGCTAGAGATCCGCCGACCAATGGCAAAGGCGGCGCGCTATTCCTTGGCGTTCTCTGGCGCGCCTTCCCCAAGAGCGCCACGCCCGCTCGATTCGTCGAACCGCAACAGGAGGCCATGCTTTGAGCCCAAACGTAAAGACGAGCATCGACGAACCCATCGAAATCACGATCGTCATTTCGCCCGTGGCAAACAGCGTATTGGCGGTCAAATTCGATCTGAGCGAACTGCATTACAACAAGCACTGCTGGATCGAGATTTTCGAATCGGTTGCGCAACTCGCATTGAGAAACCAAATGCTTCTCCATGAGCGGTGTCGTTGCGACAGCTGCTTGGCTGGCGCGCGAGCGGCGCGGCAAATCTATAATCAGTTTGTCGCGGAATTTTCGAAAGACGGCGAAGAGCCAATAAGGCACTGATGATGACCGGCGCGGAATTGAAAGCCGCGCGCTTGGCGCTCGGCCTCTCGCAACAAGACCTGGCCGCCGTGATCGACGCCGATCCGGTAACATTGCGCCGGTGGGAGCGCGGCGCATATGCGGTGCCAGCGCGCGCTATCGAAATCATGCGCAAGCTGGAAAACCCGGATACGCGCAAGGAATTCGATCTCAGCCCTACCGGCACGGCTAGCGGTATGCGGCTAAGGGGAGGGATGCGTTAACGTCTTCCCCGGCCTAAAGGCCGAGGATTTCCACTACTGGAGGCTGACGTATGACCCTGACAGCAGCGAGCGCAAGCCCCGTCCTTCAGGGCGGGGATAGCGAGCCCTTCGAGAAGAAGATGCTGCTAACGTACAAATTCAGGCTCAAGGATAAGCACGCAGCCGAATTGAACCGGCAGGCGCGAGCGGTCAATTTCGTCTGGAATTATTGCAACGAGACGCAGCAGAAGGCCGCCCGCGCGCATCGGAAGTGGCTCACGGCGTTCGATCTTCAGAAACTCACCAACGGCGCGGCGGGGGAACTGAATATCCACGCCCATACGATCCAGCGGGTTTGCGTCGAGTACGACAAGGCGCGAAAGACGCACAAGAAGGCTTGGCTACGCTGGCGCGGGCGCAAGTCACTTGGTTGGGTTCCGTTCAATACGGGGCATGTCAGCTTCGACGGAGCGGCATTCAAGTTTCGCGGCGTCCGCTATTCGACCATGCACATGCGCGACCTTGCGTCGGGCGTGAAGATAGGGGCCGGATCGTTCAACCAAGACGCGCGCGGCCACTGGTTTCTAAACGTTCCGGTCGAAGTCGAGTGCGCCACAAGCGCGCCGGCTTCCAGCGTCGGAATCGACCTTGGCTTGCATACGCTGGCGACACTATCGACCGGCGAAAAGATCGAAGCGCCGCGCCTGTATCGTGCAAGCGAGGAAAAGCTAGGGACAGCGCAGCGCGCACGCAAGACGCCGCAGCGCGTCAGGAACATTCACGCGAAGGTCGCCAATCGCCGCAGAGACTTCCTGCACAAGGCGTCGGCGAAGATCGCCAAGGAATTCGGGCTTATCGTCATCGGCGACGTGAGCCCGTCGAAGATCGCTAAGACCAACATGGCAAAGAGCGTGCTCGATGCCGGATGGTCGGACTTCAAGCGTTTCCTGTCCTACAAGTCCATTAGGAATGGGGGCAGGACGCTTGAAGTTTCCGAGCGATTTAGTTCGCAAGTCTGTTCGGCGTGCGGCGCAATGCCGCCGTCGAGGCCGAAAGGTATCGCAGACTTGGGTAAGCGTGCGTGGCGCTGCGACGATTGCGGAACGGATCACTGCCGGGACACGAACGCCGCGCGCAACATACGCCGTGTCGGGCTGGACACGCTACGTCTAGGAGCCGCGCCATGAAGGAAGGGCATAAGAAGCCCCGTCCTTTAGGGCGGGGAGCAGTCACGATCTCTCTAGGCTGGACCTGGACCGACGAGCGCGTCGCCGAGCTCCGACGGCTGAGCGGACTAGGCTATAGCAATCAGCAAATTTGTGAGGCGATGCGCGCGCCATCGCGCAATACGATCATCGGGAAGTGCACACGCCTGAGACTTACCAACAATCGCAAGCGCGGCGAACTGGCTGCGACGCCCGTAGACTCAAAGCCGCGTCCAGCTCGGCCAGCGCCTTGGGCTGCGGGCCAGGCGGCGCTCAGGCCAAAGCCGCGCTTTATTCCGCGGCAATTGGCGCCGCATCTTCGGCCAGAACCGCTCCCGCTGCCGGCTGCCGAGCCGAAGGGCAATTACGCCGTAACAATCTTCGACCTGCGACCTAAAAGCAAAAACATGGCGGACATCACGACTTGCCGTTGGCCGTTGTGGAAGCACGATGCGACGAACCTGAACGTCGACAAGAAATTCTATTGCGGGGCGGCCAGCGGCGCGGCGGTCTATTGCGATCGACATGCACGGAAGGCGGCGCCTTGAACGAAACGCGCGCGCAACATTCGCGCTTTGGCTGGCCCCTATCGGCGATCGAGCCCGTCGATCCGCCCGTCCCAGCCCGCGGCGCGCAGAGGTTTTGGACGATCGACTGGCCTTGATTACCGTTGCCAGACGGCTTATATTGGGCTTGCAGGAATCGCCCTGTTTTGGAGCCCCGCTATGGCCCTCAATGCCGCTCAAAAGGCCTGGGAGACGCGCCGCGCGCGCGCCGCCGCAGCCGCTATCGCCAGCCAGCCCGCTAAAGCTGCGCGCCCCAAGGTCGAGCGCGTTTCGCCGCTCGCCGGCCAGGTCGTTCAGCTCAATGCCGCCCATCGCGCCCATGAGACGCGCCGGGCCCTAGAGGCCGCTCGCCAAGAGCTCGAGGCCCGCCGCAACGGCGTCACCAGCCCGTCGCCCGTCGAGGCCGAGCTTGTCCATCTCTATATCGACGACTCGAAGATCGGCTGCGGCTATCGCCCGTTTGTCGTTGTTGAGATCGGACCGAAGGCCGTCCGCCTGTTCAATGCGCCAACGCTACAAGAGATCAGCGTCGACCGCTTCGTGTTCGACAAGCGCGCCACGCCTTACCGCACCGTGAAGTCGCGCGTGATCAATCTGATCACCAAGGCGATATCTTGCTGCGATCGGCTAGGCATTGACTATGACGCGCGCGCCGCTAAGGCCGCACTGGCGGTGCTGCAATGATCCGCACCTTCAGCTTCTCGACGACGCTCTGCCGCAGCGCCGGCAACGACGCCGACGGCGATTCGATCGATGACGAGTTCGACGTCATCGTCGACTATTCATACGTTGCCGGCGCGTCCGACACCTATGACAGATCGCGCGGCGGCCCCGGCGGCTGGGATCCCGGCTATCCGGCCGAGATCACGATCGAGCATGTCTGGCGGACCGTACTTAGGCCGCGCGCAAGCGGACAGAGCGGGATTCTCGAGCGTCTCGAACACGTCGATCTCACCGACGCCGAGGCCGAGCGCATCTGCAGCCTGATCGCCGAGAACCACGAGGAGGACTGATGAACCACATCGGCGCGATCTCCGGCGGCAAGGACAGTGTGGCGATGGCAGTCCTGCTGACCGAAACACACCCAGAGATCAATTTCACTTGGGTTTGCACGCCTACCGGCAACGAGTCGCCGGAGTGGTTTGAGCATATGCGAGCGCTGCGGGAACGTATTGGGCCGATTGTGCCGATCATGGTTCCGGGCGGACTCGGCGGCCTGATTAAGCAATGGAACGCGCTGCCAAATTGGCGGCAGCGGTGGTGCACGCGCGTCCTTAAGATTGAACCGTTTGCGGCCTATCTAATGCAACATTCGCCAGCGGTGTTCTACGTCGGACTGCGAGCCGATGAGGAACGGCGGGAAGGTGGAGACTACCAAAACGTTCCGAACGTCGAAATGGTTTTTCCGCTGCGCGAGGCAGGAATGGGGCTCGCCGAAGTCCTGCAATTCAACGCCGAGCGGCAGATCAAGATTCCGCGACGCACTGACTGTATGGTCTGCTTTTTCCAGCGCCTTATCGAGTGGTATGAGCTTTGGCGCGACCACCTAGACGCCTATCTTGAAGGCGAGGCGTGGGAAATTCAAACCGGATTTACATTCCGCTCACCAGGGCGGGACACACAACCGACCTCGCTGAGAGACCTCCGCGCCAAATTCGAAACTGGATGGATTCCGCGCGACACGCGCGACCCGATCAACGACATGAAGTGTCGGGTCTGTCGTCTATAGGTGAAACGGAAACAGAAGCAAGTTACCGAAGGCGAAATCAGATCGCTTCTCGACCGAATTGTTCTTAGCCGATATTATTGGCTGATCGGGTTCCAAGATGGTCGCGAACCGAAGACGTCATTTGGAGTGATTCAAATGGACGCGACGCTGATTCGTCTGCAGGTGTTCCTGCAGAAGCTACTTCCGTGACCATGCCCGCGAACCAAGCCGGGCGCGCCGCATCGCCTCTCTCGCCGGGCCAGCCAGAGGTCTAAGCGCCCCGCTCGTCATCCCGTGCACACCTAAACGACACGATCTGCCAGCCCGGATGCGCATCCACCCACGGAGGCAACACTTGCATTATGCTCGTCGCACATCCGGTCTCGTTGTCCGCGTCTGAGGGCTGGCGAAACTGCATACACTCTTGACCTTGGCAGGCGTCGATCAATGCAACGAATCCGATCGCCGTCGCGAGCGCGCGCATCAAAGCCCCTCCAAGACAAGCCCAACGTAGCGCACCATGGCGCCGGTTTTCCCTTGGGCCTCCCATCGGTGCGCAATCTTCGCGTTCATGTGCTTGCAGATCGAGAGCAAGGCCTGGCCGAGAATGTCGTCGCGCCAGCGCATAAATCCGGCCATATGCGAGCGAATGTTCGTCAGCGCCATCATCGCGTTCGGCAGGGCGCCCATCTTCATCGTCAGACTCGAGCCGTCCGTTAGAACCAATCCCACAAGCTCGCCAGGCTTCAGGACGCGCCTTGCGGCGAGGATCGTCGCTTGTTCGAACGGCGAACCGAAGGCATCAAGATCGAATACGTTGAAGGCGCGCAGGTCGATCGAGCGCATGACGCGCCGGTTGTCCGCGCAAAACATCGTGCGCTCGTCGCGTTGGCGTTCCTTATCGCAGCCTACATAGCTGGCCGCATTATTCCAAACAGCGCGATACATTTCGCCGCCGCCAGCGAAGGCGTCGAAGACATGCACTGGCCCCACCAGCCTAAATGCATTGAACACGCGCTCGCGAATTTCTATCTTTGCATTCCTGGCCGCAGGCGCGTTGTGCGCCTTCGAAGCGTCACTCGCCTTGGCGAGCTCTGTTGGGAAATAGCCCATTAGTGCAGCGCGCGCCCTTTCACGACGTTCGGCGCGTGAATGATCGGCACGACAACGATCATCGCGCCGTTGTTATGCGTGGTCCGCGGCATTGCCCGCCAGATCATCCTCAGCTCTCGGGCTCGCGCCCGTCGGATCGCGCGATAGGTAAGATGCGATCGCGGTTGCCGGTTACTCGATTGCGATTGTGCCAAGTTCGACCTCGACTTCTGGAAACGGCTTCATAGCGACGTCGAGGGCACGCAGCGCCGCAGCTTGATCCTTGAGAGGCCCTCTGATCGCTATCCAAAAGCGGTCCTGCACCTCGGACGTTGGTACTTCTCGAACCTCGATCGGCTTGTCGTCGGCAAACAGATGGTCCAAGTCTTTCTTGCTGAAGCCCAGACCCTCG